GTTTATTTATCCGCATACTCAAAAGGTACTTAAATGCTGTCTGGTCATGGTTACAGAGAATCTAAAGATACAGCTAACTCTCATGAGAAAGTAGCAAACATTGTTCAGATAGATTTGAAAACTACCAATTATTTGTATCGATTATGTTAACGAGGCTGGAAAAAATCGATATTTCGCTGATTTAAAGGCTGAATCGTTCAGGCAGGGGAATATAGCAGCAGGATGCAGGACGTTATCGTCGCAAGAAAAAATCAGGGAGGAATAAGAAAAAAAGATAAATGGCGCGCCCTGCAGGATTCGAACCTGCGACCCACGGCTTAGAAGTTCCTGGAACTACCTGAGCCAACAATAGCTTACCGCATCATCCCTGCGCTCACACGTCCCATGATGCTAAAAGATGGAAAGAGACAGAAACCCATAAAAAGTGGTAGCTGTCCCATATCCGTCCCATTCACATCACCGGCGCATCATCATCCCGAGTTCGGTTGACCAGCCACGTCACCACGCCTATCACCTCCACATCATCAAGAGCTTCACCTTCGATAGCTTCGCCATCTTCCGTAATAAGAGATTTACCCGCTGGCCTGGCGAAGTAGTTACGGCCGAGCCAATTGACCAAAACATACTCGCCCGCTTTTGGCCGCGAACCCTTTTCAACAACTGCGTAGCCAGATGATGTCTCAATGACGAGACTGTTAGCGTTGATGCCGCATATCGATTCCGGCGTTAACCGTGACTCAACATAGTCTGTAGCCGGGGACGGGAAACCGCTCATGATGACCTCCTTACCATTACTGTATGTGCATACAGTAGTTTTAAGCGGTACAAATATCAATGAGGCCCGGCCTATCAATGCGCCGCGCTGATCACGTAACAGGGAATGTCGGAGGTAAATTAAAAGGCCGCAATGAGCGGCCTTTTAATTACTGGCCTTCTTCCGGTTCTGGTTCCGGGTCCGGCGCAGGCGTTGGTTGAGGGATTGAATCACGAAAATCTTCTGGCAGTGATTCATAAAACTGAAGGTATCGGGGATCGTAAGTATCGGTTTCAATAGAGTTAAGTTGGGGGGACGCAAGCCAGCCCACGATGCGCTGACCGTCATCAGATAAAACTACGTGAACTTTCATGTTTGTTCCTTAGAAAATATATCCAGAATAATAAATATTGATTGCCGAAGTGCCGCTGGCAGTAAAAAAGTAATACGCAGTTTGTGGCGTAATAATGCTGACATCCCGGAATGGGGCGCTTGTTGATACCGCCGTTCCTGCTGCGCCAGTTGCCGCCATGCGAGCCGCGTCCATTCCACCCGCATCAGCAGAAACGATGCCAACAATTGACTGCGAGCCGCTGATATTGATTCCGCCAGACCAGGCCTTTGCGTTAGCAGGAACTGATGAGGAGATAGGAAACGGCTGATATCCGCTGGTCGGCGCTGTAGTGGTCATTACGGAAGCATATTGCACATCGAATTTACGTCCCTGCTGTAATCCGATAATGAATTTTGATGCCGCCACAGGCCACACGCTAACTAATGCCGACGCCGTATACCCCGCAGGCATATTCACACCGCCGTAAATCTCAGGGACAGCCGCCGCCGTGGCGTTAACAGCCAGCAATGCTTTATTGCCATTAGTCGGATTGTAAATTGCATACAGCGCCACAAATCCGGTAACCGGCACTGTGCCTGTGTCCATTCCGCCCGCGCCTGTGGTCGCGAGGTTGATATTGGCGCTGAGTGATTTAATGCGGTACTGACGGCCAGAACTGTCCTCAACGATAACGGAATCAGCAGTGTACGTTGCTGTAGCTGACGCCGCAGTCACGCTCATTCTGGCGTTACGTGTGTCGCCGACAATGCCTGTATAGACCTTTCGCGATTCCGGGTTTGCCGCCAGCGCATTAGTAAACTTAGTCACCAGCCCAGAGAGATCACCATCATCTAACGCGTCGCTGCCCGCGTTAGCGATAAATTGACCAATTAAAGCTGCCATGGTGCTGCTCTGCCTCAGCGCCTTATTAACCTGTGCACTGGATGCTTTCCCTGACTGGAACCCGGTAATCAGTGCCGCCAGTGCGAGATAATCCGACTGGCTCATCACATTTGCACCAGCACCAGTCGCAAATGGTTTAAAATCGTTAGTTGCCATTTATAGCTCCATTATGCCCAGACTCGGGATGGTGATTTAGGTTCAACTACAAAAGGGGTTAAATCAGGCATAGTGATACTGTCATCAACAATTCGAATATTCACATGCCATCCATCGCTGGCAATATAATCATTACTTTCGGAGTCGCTATTAACCTGAGAATAAATAACGCCGACGATATCAAGACAAACACCAGGAAGAAAAAAATATCCTTCGACTTCTTCAAACCCCGCTTTAATTAATTTATCACGCATTTCATCTACATTACTGAAGCGCAGAAAAATATCTTTCATCGCTTTCATCGGATGCCCTTCATTTGGATGTCAGATAACGACCTGTGCCAGATACGCAAGTTGCGAATGTGACCGTTTAACATGCGGGACCCGGATGCCGTCGCCCCGGCGCCGCGTCCGATATAAAAGAGTTGATTAACTGAGGAAGTTGTCCCGGGCGCTGGCCGGGATACAGGTGTCGGGCTGGTCAGTTGCGTTCCATCCACACAACTCTGATTCTGTAAAGTTGTGGACCGGGAACAAACCGTATGGGTCTGGCCGTCATCAATCCTGTTGTCCGAGTAGTTAAAAGCCGCACTACCGTATGCGAATGCATACTTACCAGCAGTAGACGATGAGCTATCGACCATAAGGATGATGTTATCGTTGGTTGTTGGATATGCCGCAAGAATCCCGCGGCGGCTTGACGTAGCGCCATCTGTCGCGGTCTGACCGTTACAGTGAACCTCAGCCGCGATAGTTACCGGGCCAAAATAGTTGTCATTTCCTGAGCGTTGAACGGAGCAGTCATCAGCGGCGCGTGTTACTGCTGACGATAAAGTAGGAATATATGAACTGGCAGACGTAGTATTTTCAATTTGACCACCCCAAACATAAAAACCAGATGCACCATCTCCGGATGATGTTGATGACCATGAATTGTCTGCTGCGTGCACCCCGATAATCAGGTTCGTGTTGGATGCTCCAGCCATTACAGTCGCAGTACACGAAACACGGAACCAACCATCTGCAAGTTCAGTTATCGAAACGCGTGACTGGTCTACTGTACCAACCTCAGTTTTGGCGGCCATGTCCACACGAACCGCTTGCGGATTTGTTTGGCTTGCAAAATTACCAATTAGAACAATGCATTTCGTCAATTCCGCCGCTTTGACGAAAATTGACATCGTGTACGTCTGTCCCGCTGTGGCCGAAAATACCTGGGAAAGTACATGGGTGGCGGCTGTTGCATTGGGAATGAATTTTACCGCCCCAGACGAACCATCAGGCGCCGTCTGCGGGGTTTTTGTCCCTTGAGCAGCCGTCCATACTGAATTTGTCAGATCACCAGAATATATGAGCCCATTAGAACTCTGCCCCTCAATGAGCAAGCCTTGTTTTTCAAACCGAGCTTCATTAATCGCCGCTGTCTGCAACACACCTGATTTGTCGATATACGTCGCGGTTGATGCTCTGGTGAATGACAGCAATTTAGTGCTTACCGGATACCCGGAAATCATTTTTAAATCGTCACTGAGTGGTGCCCATACATCCGGGAACGGCGGTGCCACGTAACCCGTGGCGGCTGCCGAACCGGCGGCTTCCGCTGCGCTTTGTGCCGCTGCGGCGGCTGAACCCGCTGCGGACTGTGCCGACTGGTTTGCTGACTGGCCTATCTGAGTAACCTGCTCCTGAATTCCAGTCAGTGTTTTTACTTTCTTTCCTGTGCGGGTAGTGGCTTCACTACTTCCTGAATTAACGACATCATCAAGCGTTTGCGCGTTATCATAAAAGTCGCGCAGATCACTGGATGGAACAGTATTGTTTGTATTGTACGGCATGAATTTTCCTTGAATCTTCACAGGAAATTAAAACGATGCTTCCCACGCTCCCTGGTCGAAACCGGAAACATATTCATCATCGATATCGAAACCAAAAAACTGATAACCGGCAGATGGTGTAATAATTTCGCGGATGCGAACACCACCAGGCTTAATAGTCAGGTAGCCATTTTTAATTACCCATACCATTTCATTGCTCAGGTCGTTAACCGGGTTAGATAAATATTGCGATGGCGAATAATCAGCGGGCAGATTGATGAATGGTCCGCCATTTATCGCCGAGTCCACTATCATTCTGTCGGTTGGGTTAAGAATATAATTAGGGTCAGCCATAACCCAGACGGACTCGGTCATGTCCAGGTTATCAATAATCGCCATCATGATCCCGGAACCAGCCAGAGCTACATCAAGAATATCCGGGATGCTTTCATTACGACCGTCCCACTGATTGATGGCGGCCTTTGCCTTAAGAACGACGCGATATGTGTCGTCGCTTAATTGCATCAGACCTTCATCAGGGTCAAATGGCCCCTGCCAGTTACCCCGCTCCCATCCGAGATTATTGTCATCCCAGGAAAAATAAACGCCTGTTATAGGCGTCGTCACCTTCCTGCTACGGCCTATCCACTCACCAAGGATATCCAGTTGCACGCCGACAGCGGTGTCCAGGTCAAACGCATCAACCAGATTACCAGTAGCGAGGTAAGTATCCGTTAGTGGTCGCGTGATGAGATCAATGTGTTGAGGGTAAAGATCACGGGAAGCATGATAGTTGGTGATCAGCTCTGTGTATTTGCTCATGAGGCCGCGACCTTGATGTTAGCTACATCACCACGCGCAGCCTCATTGAACAGAATTCCAATATTGGACGCCGCCGTTGTTGTTGCGCTTTTACCTATTTTAAGAGAGGTAATGTCGTAGAACCGGCTCTCCCCGCCGCTCATCACTCCAAGGTTTGCCGGGGAATAGACACGGCTCAGCAACACCGGATCGCCGATGCGGAGCGAGTTAATGTACTTCGCCACCTCTGCTTTAATTCTGTCTGCTGTGGAAGTGGTATAGCCGGGGTATGTGGTCAACTCAATGTCGACGAAGACGTCCACAACTGATGGTCGGGAAAACCGGATAGTTTTCGGTTCGCCATATCTGCCAACCATGCTTACGGTTGTCGTGCCGTATGTAGTCGTGCCTACATCTTTTTTCCCGGCAATCACCCGGGCAATTTCAGTTGCATCACCGCCGTCAACAATACAACACATGGAATGCGGCGGAAGGCCATTGCCATCAGTGGCTTCTGTATCATTCTCATAACTGCGCATGCGCGTTACGCCTGAAATATCCAGTAGCGCCCCGTCGATACCCTCCATGGTGGTCTGCGATGGCAATGCGGTGCTGCGGGTCTGACGCTGGCGCAACTGCGCGTCATTCTCTCCGCTCTCCCCAGGTGTGGCAGCAGTTGGGTTGTTCACTGAGCGCCAGCCTCGAGTCGGCGTTGCGATACGGTTAATGGTCCCTGCCAGCGCCACTACCGGGCCGGGGATAGAGCAGATTGCCGTTACTGTGATTGATTGTGACTGGGGAATAATAACGCTTGCAGGCAGGTTCCAGATTACCCCGTTTGCATCGCGAACACTGCCGGATGTAATCTGCACGCCGACGTCACCCTCTATCACAACATCCGCTGTTGAATTCGTGGCGAGTTTTCGGGTAATACCGTTGATTTTAACGTTACTGGACAGTGCGCGGCCTATGCCTGAAGCCGGAGAAAACGAGTTATAGACGGCGATACTGGTATTATTGGCGTCATGGATGCCCAGCGCGTAAATCGCCAGCATTTGCCCGTCTTTACTGTCCGGGTCAATATAGGCATCATTACCGTAAATCTGCCGGAAGTATTCGGACAACTTATCGACGATTGTCTGATAATCAGGCGCGCTGATCCCCTGGGCTGTTACCGTTGCCGATAACCCCAGCGTGTCGAGGTTCAAAGCCATTTATGCCTCGCTGGTTACTGTGGTTTGTCCGTAGATGGTGTCGATGGTGGCAGTAAAGGTTACGCGCCGCGTTGTGCCGTCATTGATGGTGTCGAAAGAGATAATGGATAGGACGCCCGGTGTGGAACTGATACGCTCGCGGATCGCCAGGTTATAAACGTCAGCACGCTGCTTACCGAGTACCGACTGCACATACGGCGTACCCTCTGTTAAGTCGAGAAACCACTGCCCTCGCCACAATTCGAAGCGCGTCTTTACGGCCTGGGCAACACATTCCGGGCTGTTTACCAGGAAGGTGTCATCACCCTGCCCAAAGGTATAATCGCCATCTTTATCTTCACGCCGGTATCGCATTAGTTCACCTTGCCTGAGTTGCTACTACCAGATTGCACGCCGTTGTGGGTGTGCTGATCGCTGATATCCTTGCCGTTGGATTTGAGCGTGCCGAAGAACTCGATAGCGCCGGTAATCTTCGCCGCCGTGCCGCTGGTAATACTGCCTACCATGCCGCCAGCCCATGTTAACAGACCGGCAATGGTCACTCTCGCTGAGAAGTTAGATTCCGGGGCCACCACGTCGAAGCCGCCTGGCGCTACCAGTTTTATTTTCTTCGTGGCTGGGTTAATTTCGAAATAAGTGCTGCCGTCGTCGCTGCGGAACTGCGCTGCGCTGGTACTGATGCCGCTGATTTTCTTCGCCTGCGACTGCGGGCCTACGATGGCGAAAGCATCGCTCAGGTCATGCTGGCGCGGATCCACCGCCTCCTGTACTCCGCCGTTCTGCCACCAGAAATCGATGCAGCGATCGGAAAACACCAGCAGGCACTCGTCGCCAGGCTTAACCGGGAAAGTCATGGTGCAGCCGCCACCCCGCGGGAACATAACCGGAACGTCCACCAGTAACGGAAGGTCGGACGGGTCGGTTCCGTCCTGCGTTGGGATAATCCCCCTAATGGCAGGTAAGACGGTACAGGTTACTGCGTCAGGATCGAATGACTGGATGATGCCTGGCATGGCAACGCGAAGCTGAGTTGAAAGACTTTCTGAGATAGCCTGGACGGTCTGCTGCTCCCCGCCGATTTGTGATTGCGTGGAAACTGGCATAAAAACCCCATAAAAAAACCCGCCGAAGCGGGTTACTGATCAAATGTCAGGATATTTTAGTTCCAATGATCATGTTATTAGTAATCGCAGTCATTATTAACTTTAACTTCCACGCGACCGTAGACCATAGTGACATTGCTGTTAAGCATAAGCAGAAAAACACTCATCAACAGTCGCCCGGCCAGCCTCAGCTTATCTTTATAGGGTCCAGGTGCCACAATGCCTAAATTTGATATAACCATCGAGATGTCTCCGGAGGTGAGTAATCAAATACTGCCTTCCATTCAGGATGCAATTGATCAAAGCGAATATAGGGTGAGCCGTAGAGTTTATACTTGTGATGCCATAGATACAGGATCAACCATACTTTCCGTTACGGTAGCTATAGCCTCATCAGGTGCTGCATTTCATGCTATAGGAAATATTATTAGCTCCTGGATTAAAACCAGGAATTCTAAGACGTTGAAAATAAGTGATGGCACCAAAAGTATAGAGGCCTCCAACCTAACTAATGATGAAGTTCAAAAGCTTATGCATGAATATAAAAAAATAGTGCTAAATGACGAGGGCAATAACGGCGAAAACTGATTTTATCTCACTTTACCCTTTTGCAATCATAAGTCGCATACTGCCGCGGCGCGTTCATGCCTTACAGAACACCGGCTCGTCTTGCGGCGTAAAGATTTAAGACATCCCCATAACCACTGCATGGCGCTGCCACAGTAACCATTTCGACATAACCCTGATCACTTTTTTGTTTGCATAACTTAAAGTGCATATTGGCCAATCTTGCAGCATGCTCAAAATCAATATAACTACCGTAAGAAGCCTGCTCTAAGGCTGTAACTTTAGTTTTACTAGGAATGTTTGCATTTTTTAACATGTCAGAGAATTCTTTCAACCCCACTGACAAAGCATGCAAGCATTTATCTTTGTAATCGGCATTATTGTATGCAGAAATTCTCTTGCATTCATCAGCATACCCAGCAACTGCAATTTGAAGCCTTCTCAGTGTAAGCTCATAAGAACCAACTTTTACATAAACATTATCAAGTGTTTGCGCCCCGGGATAACGAGTTACGAAGTCCAAACTATTCATTGCAACTGCAAGTTCTCTTCCAGATCCTAATGACTGACTTACATCTATTTTCCCTATGGAAACCTCTGGGTGAGATGCCTCAAATTGACTTGCGTCATCCCTTTCTTTTTTTAATCTGGCGACCTGAGTTTCAGAAACAACTCTATCGTAGTCAGCCTGTTCCTGATTTTTTTGTGCTATCCATTCCTTAACGTCAGGCTGATATAAAGGACTATATCCCCCGCACCCTGTTAAAGAGACTGACAGCAAGGCCATCATTACACCCAAAGCTTTTCCCATTATTATCCCGCCGTACGGTTTATAGTTGCGCTGGATTGAAGTTCACGCGCACCACGCGCAAAACACATCAGATCCATGTACCACGCCTGACCTCTGGTGTCGCCAGTATAGTCGATGGCTTTGACGATATAAACGCCATCTGTCGCAATGCTGGCTGGTTGCGACAAGGAGCCAACGACTACTAAGTTCCCGCTCTCTTCAACCTCTCGTATACGCCCAGGAGACTGCGCCACTTCACCGTTACCCAGTGCAGCCCGGTACACTGACGCCTGATCAAGTTGAATCAGGCCGTTGATACGGATATTCGGGTTAATCAGGCAACGCACGTTAACGCCTGCCCCCATCGTTTGCTGTGGCATGCCAATCAGGCCGGTATCCGCATTCAGCACAATGGCCTCATGGATGTATTTATCTTCCGGCACCATCTGCACCTGACCATCCACCAGTTGCCACGTCGCGTTACATTGCGACGCGATATTGTCCATCACATCACGCGATGATTTGAATACCACACGACCACGAGGAAAAACGGTATTTGGCATATCGCCGATGATGCCAGGGGTAACACCGAAGGCGTTAAAGCCCTGCATGTTAGCAGCGAGCAGATCGGCAACTGTATAACCCGCAGCAAGGGTGGTCACAGTGTTGGCGTACAAAAAAGCTTCATGGTCGCTGATGGCCTGAATCAACACCCAGGAATCTGTCACGTTATCTTTGCCGGTTATTGTGAACCGGATATCACCATCAAAGATAAGGCCATAATTCTGGCCGCCAGTCTGCCCAGCTTTATCTGCGGGAACATCACGTGCGATACCAACCTGACTGGCATCAACAGCCTGCGCCAGCCCGTCATAACCGGCAATGATGCGGATTTTAGAAAATTCCTGTCCCAGAATCTTGTTTGTCGTTTCGCGGCTCAGGTTATAGATTTTCACGTTAGCTACGCGCGGCCACCGCGTATCCGCCCACTCAATCTGAAAGGTAACCTTAAAGTCAGAGAGCATAACGCCCTGACCATTCTGGTCGAGTAGTTGCAACTCAAAGTGACGCATCCAGTTCTGTGACATGGCTATTCCTGAATAAAGACAAGGTGAGATGCTGTTCCGAGGTTGGTTTTAGTGGGATATTCAGGTGCGCCGTTGTCGCACACAACCGCCAGCACCCCATTTAAGCCCAGTTCCGGATATTGCTCCATAAGACTCACATCCGGCACAAGCGGGACGCCCATCAACAGAGGCTGCCCACCGCTGTCCATGACGTCCAGTATCCACCCGGCATCGTCGCGCCAGAGCGTTTTCAGCGTATAAGTGGTGGCCCCCAGCAATATCCGAAACTGCTGATTATCAGGACTAAGAGGGACTTCAATGATATTCATCGGATACCTATCATGTTACCCAGCGCCGTACCCCTGAGAATATCCCCTGCGCCGGTTGAGGATAAAAGGGACTCATTCACCGGGATCGGCGACTTCGTGCCTGTGTCCTGTACCGCTGATGTGCTTACACCTTCTTTCATGTCCTGTTTATCCGCGACAGTAATGCTTTTTGTCTCCGACAGGTTCACTTCTCGCAACGTCAGGACACACGTCAAAACGTTCTCACTGGTTCTGTCGGTGTTCACCTCAATCGCACGTATCAACATATTGCTGTACGTTCGTTTCCCCGTGATCACATCAAAAGGCACGCGGGATAGCTGGAGATCGAGCAACTCCTGGTAAGTTTCTTTTGGGCTCTTTCCAAGAATATTTGTCGCAGTCAGGTTACTGGCGAAATCAAGGAGAGCCCCGCCACCAGCAAATCCGCATTCCATTATCACTTCGCTGGGGCGTTTATAGGCATGATCGGCAATAAAGCCAGATGCGGTGCCTGTTGTTGGCTTCTCAACCGGATGTTCGGTAATTTCCAGGGTGTCGGAATGCTTTTCCGATACCACGACAGACGGCACAACAATACCGATGCGCCGCGACTGCTGGCGGAAGATTGCAGAAAGAATATCCATTACCCTGGCCCTGCCATCTGTTGAGTGAGGCGTGAATTCACACCCATCTGACGATCAGCGACTTCCCGGCCTGTCGCCGATGGATCAGTCGCACCGTAAATGTTGATGTTGGTTTCCTGGCTAATCTGGGCGGCAGCCTGAGATGCCGCCACGGATGCCAGAGGAGAATTCCACTGCCCATAACCTTCTTTGCGGGACATTGCCTGAAGCAGGCGGCTGAACTGCTGCGGATCACTGAGATTAAGTGTGTCTTTAGCGCCGACGCCCATCATGCTGGCTACAAAATTTGCATAACCAGCAGGGTCATTGTTGTCTTCCTTAGGCGCGTATTTGTGCACGATATCCCAGATAGTCTGCAGTTTCTGGTAACCAGCTGCGGCGCTTTTACCTGTGAAATACAGCCGTATCTGGCGCGCCATCGCCATCCAGCCAGCTAATGGCGTGTCATGTGTCTGGAAGCCATTACCCCCAACAGGACGAAGATTTCCCGGATTATTCTGACGATCTGCAATCGTGTCGCCAGTAGCCCAGGTCTTAAGCTGGTCCCACTTCTCACCGACCCATGCGCGGGCATTCAGCGCACTTTGATTTACCGCGGGAATGGCTGATTCCTGACCTTCACCCTGATTCCAGAGTTGCTTGCCAATGGCATAGGCCTGCTTCCAGTTACCGTCCTTGATGGCGTTGATCAGGTCGCCAATCATCGACATCATCTTCCCGAACTCACCAAATTGTTTAGTCAGGTTTTCGATGTCGCCTTTCAGCGTCCAGTTTTTGAGGTTGATATTAAGCAACCTGGCGATTTCCACGCCTATGGCCTTGATGGAGTCCCGCAGTTCCGTCATCGCTTTTAACGCTGACTTTATCTCCGGCTCCCACTTGCCCCAGTCAATAAGAGACTTACCACCTTCCTTCCAGGTCTGGTAATCCTCAATCAGAGCCAGAATCGCAGCGCCAAGCGTAATAACCATCCCCACCGGAGAAGTAAGGAAAGCAGTATTCAATAGCCGCCAGGCTACCAGCAGCCCCCCAAAAAGCATGATGAGATGCTGGGTAACCGGGTCCAGCTTTTTGAACCAGTCGATCACAGAACTGATTGCCTGTCCTGTTCGCCAGAATATCCTCGCGACAACATCACCGGCCCAGAGAACGCCCCTGATAACCTTCATCAGAACGTTTTCGATTTTGGGCCAGTTATCGAGCAACTGTTTGCGTAGCTTATCAATGCTTCCGGCCAGACCACCGGCGAGGTTAGAACCAATCTTGTCCCGTGCCTGCCCCAGCGTCATGGACAGGTTACGCATCGACGTCATGAAGATATTGGACTGCTTTGCCGCGGCGTCAGCATTGAAGCCAATTTTTTTTGCTGCCAGAGCATACTCAGAACTGAACTGCGACAAACCACGCCGCATTGCCATCAGGGTATTTTCATCAATTCCCAGCATTTGCGCATACTGCCGTGCGCGGTAATACGGCATATTGTTTAGCCGCTGCCCCACTCCGGTAAAAATGGCGGCCGTATCGCGTAACTTGCCGCTGGCGTCACGCGTCTGCACACCCAGGCGGTTAAGAAACCCCTCCGCCCCCGGGTTGTTTCGCAGAAACGCCGCAAGACTTTCCAGTGAATTTTGAGCCGCTTCGGCACTTGCGCCGGTTTGCGAGGCGGCATAGCCAAGGGCTTTAATCCCATTTACTGTCGCGCCAGTGCGCTGTGATGCCCAGTAGAGCTTGTCCAGTCCGTTTGCGATCTGGGTTGTGAACCCCACAACAGCAAGTGCCGCCCCCTCTACCGCCGCCCCCATCTTAATCACGCTGGCGGTGACGCCTTTAATCGTGGCTTCAAACCTGGCTTGCCCGGCTCCATCAACGTCAAAGCCCAGAGAAACGAGGAAGCTTTTGATCGTGTCCACGTTACCGCTCATTGCTTGCTCTCCATTTCTCCACGCGCGCGTCGTTGTCGTCACGCATATCAAGGTAATCATTCAGCAGGGCAATGCGGCACAGGTCCACCGCACCGCTGTCGAGGTCTTTCTGGTCAATGTTAAAGACGAGGGCCGGACGCAGGATGTAATCCTCACCGCCCGGCAGGGTGTTGAACGTTATGCTGCTGGGTCCGTGGTCGTCTCGCCGGTAGGGAGTTCTTGCAAAAAATTTCCCAGCGAATCAGCGACCACCCGCGCCACCAGCTGGAGCATCACGAACAGGTCAATGTCATCGAACGCCATATTCCCCTGCTGGCATACCGGCACCCAGCCTTTACCGTGCTGGCGAGCCACCACCTGAAGACAGGGGAACAGGATCGCATCCACATCGTCATCGCTGAGTCCTGAAACGGCATCGGCAATTTTAGGCAGGATGCTTTCCAGCGCGCCCTCAGTATCTTTTGCGGTTAGTTTTGCCTGGACATTACGGAAGTCAGAGACCAGGCCCGCCAGCACCGGCAGGAGTTTGCGGGAGACTTTCAGTTGCTCAAACACGCTCAACTTACCAATGCGGTATTGCTGGTCCTTAATGGTGATTTCCATGGATTAAAACTCCCCGAGTAACTGGTCGATTTTGCCCGCATCAAACACCCAGGATACCGTGCCGCCTTCTTTAGCATTGGCGTGATCGGGTTGTTTCTGGAATGCGCAGGAGCGTGCGGTGGTGATGTCGCCGGATGCGCTGTTTCGGATAACAAATACGTTATTTCCCCACAGCGCAGAAGACTGGCTCTGTGCGTTATAAGCCAGAGACAGTTTTTTATTGGTTGGCGAGGTTTTCAGCAGCGTCACGGTAATCGTGCCAGCCTTACCCGCGTGCAGGCTGTGCATCACTTCGCCATCAGCACCGATAGTCATGGTGTTTTTGTTTTCGGCCATGGTGACCGTGATGCCCTCTTCCGAGTTGGCTGAGCCATAGCCGAGATCGATAATCCCGGTAGGCCCGGTCATGGACGCGGTGACATCGATAAAAGAATACGTGCTCATTCAGTTCCCCTTAGCGCACCACGTTAATCAATACGTCAGCGAAGTGGATAGCACCCGCCAGTTTCGTCGCCACCTGAATCACCGGCGCTTTGCGCGCTTCGCGATCGGCCTGTGCCTGTGTACTCAGCGGATTGGCGTAAACGTAATAACCCTTGGTAAGTGTGTCGCCCGCCGTCACCTGGCCGATGTCGCCACCATTCCAGACACCAGGAGCAACCAGGCCATTGTTTACCGCCTGATCCATAGACTGCTCAACGTTGGTCACCAGTCGCGTAACGCCCGCCTCAGTCTGCGGAATTTTGGTGGTGGAGGTGTAGAGCAGGTTCCAGAGATTGTTCTGGACGTAGTTTTGCAGCCAGTCGAGACCATGACGCTCATCGAAGAAATCGCCGTTGGACATCACGCCTTCCTGGATAATGGCGGTGTCGTTGGCGTAGCGCACGAACACGTTGCAGTTCTTAGCCTTCAGCGTGTCGGCCTGCTGCGCGGTGATTGTCTCGGCGGTAATACCCGGCTCCTGCTTGAACTTCAGCGTGATAGTGGTGTTGTTCCCCAGGAAATTCACGGTGAACGCACGCCCGAATGCTGAGGCAGCGGCATAAGGCACCTGGCTGTACTGACAGAATGTGCGACCGTAGCCCGCCGCTTTCAGCTTGTAGGCAATATCCGTGGTACTGGTTGCATCCAGAACCGCCGATGCGGAAGTGGTTACACCATACACGCGGGAGTCACTTGCAGAGCCAATCAGCGCGGAAACATCGATATGGTCCTGATCTGTCATCGCCGTGTCGGCAATCACCAGGCCATACCAGTCGGCGGAGTAGTTCAGGGCAGTAGTGACCGACGGGAGAACCGAAGAGGACGCCGCCTGACCGCTTGCTACCGTTGGGTTGTGTGCTGAATCAATGCCCAGCAGTGGAGCCAGGTCAGTACCCGTTCCGGCCGCCGTTGGAATACCGATCGCTGACGTTGCGCCGGTCGTGCCAGACGTAATGACAAACTGGCTGGAGCCAGGCACCCAGGAGACCGTAGCGCCGGTCAGTTTGGCGGTGATGGCAGTTGCCACGCCAGCCAGGCTGGAAGCGGCAGACAGGTTAATGCCGGTGATCGTCGATACAGTGCCGTTGATTGATAGTTTCAGAGCGCCAGCTGTTACATCAGTAAAGTTAGCCAGCGTCTGCTCTGAACTTGAAAGCACTGCCCCGGTAAGCTTGCCAGCGGTGGCAGGTGTCGAGGTGCGGGCCAGTTTGCCGATATACAGATCACGCGGCTGCGGCGATTGCTGGAAATACAGGTTTGCTGCTTTGTATTCTTCGGCACTGGTGCCAAAGTCGGTGGCGACGCTTTCAATGTCCTGATAAAGGCGCATGACTTCTGGTGCCGTAATGACGGTTGAGGTGCCAAGCACCAGCAGCGCGCCAAAATTACGCCCGAGCGCCGCGCGGACGGCGAGCGTGACCTGCACGTTTACGACGCGCTGAACAGATAAGCCGTTAGGCATGGTTTAATCTCCGAAAAATTGGACTGGAGCAGAGAGGATCGATTTGATGCCGTATTCGCGGATAACTTTGCGGCGCAGGCGAACTGTAATGTCGTAGCGACGCACCCACTGGTTATTGATAAGCTCAGGAAAAGCAATCAGCTCACTGTAATCAGCAAGAGATAACCCGTTATCGTTCAGGGTGGCGTTATTTTGCTCAACCGTGAGCCCATCACGGAACAGAGTGGCTACTGACTGGCTCGCAGGACCGTAAAATGAGGCAAGCGTTTCGATCACCTCATGACGCCACATCTGGTTGCTGTCGTCCGTCTGCCGTACAAACGCCGGTGAGTCGTCTGCACTCATGCCGGTGATCCCGAATCCGCACCAGTTAACATCCGCAGCAGGAACAGCAGCCTGTGTTGGTGTCCAGCGAGGACGAACCATTCCAGCCGACAGGCCAGATAAAGCACGCACCCACTGACTAAGTTCACGCTCCAGCGCTTCGTCATAAGCCTGCGGCACGCTGACGGGCGTCAGGTAGCCGGGTGATGTGCTGCTGTTACTCACTCTGGCCCCCGTCAAACGGTAAAAGTTCGCAGTGCGCCTGAACGAAACCAGCGCCATACGCTGTATACGGATCAACGAAGGTCACGCGGTAGTCGCGCCCCCGGTAAGCCACAATATCGGCATCAAGTCCGGTGTTTCCACTGGTAAGCCGGTAGGTGGTGACAATCAGGATTGCGCCGCTGATCACCTGCCCTGCCTGCATGCGTCGCGCCTCAAGCGAGCGGTCGACCGTAACCACACCACCGAATGGCGTCTGCGTGACGACGTTAATGGCGAAGCCATCATCATCAACAGTCTGCTCATTGCGTTTAACGACGAGCGAAGTATCGAGAAATTCCGGCGACAGAAGCACGTCAGTTACATCAAGTGTCGGCATCTTTATCCCTCACGATGTAGGTAATCGAGCGAATATATTCACCGGTATCAATAAGAGGCTTTTCACCTTGTCGCGGTGATTTTTTACGCGTCTTACGAATTTTCAACGTAACTGGGGACAACGGATCTAACCCGGCGTTGTGTATGTAGCGCCGCACACCCTCAGCTGCATTTGAACCCGCTCGATTGAGTGATGTGATGGCTCCAGACTGATTTCCGTCTAAGGCTTTTTGCGCAGCCAACCTCAGGTGATTTATAAAATCCGGCTCGGAAGCTTTAACGCCGGGCTTGAGGTGCGGCCTCGGCGGGATATTCTGCTCCGGAGAGCCGTTCTCATTGATATAGCCGATAGCCGCATTACTGAACTCACCATCCTCTCTGGCGCTTTTATCCTCCGGAATGCCCACCAGAACATCCTTGTTAGTGAGGGTATTAAGGGCATCCAGAATGCTTTGGACATTGTCGACACCTGTTCGCACGCCTGATCTCATAGTTGAATGCCCCCATAGCCGAAAAGCTGTAGCATCTGCCAGAACTCAGCGCCGTATCGCGAGAAGTTCCAGAAACCGGCGTCAGCGTTGAGCGTTGAACTGTTGTCGTAGCTTACGCTGACTTTGTCGACCGACTTGGATGCCACCACGCCACTCGTCGAACCACCTGCGCCGCCCAGCGCACCCGCAGCAGTATCAGCGGCGCGCAGCACCATGTAATGGGCGACAAATAACTCAGCCAGATAGGGGAACATGTCCCCCATAGCAGAACCGTCGATTAGCGTGTCAGCAAGATTGAGACGGAACTGGATTACCGTGTTTGGGTACCTGGTTTCATCACTGAACTGGGGAAAGTCGCGGCGGAAATCACTTACTGTCGGCAGGTTTTTGTTTCTTGCCATTGGTATCACCCTTCGCTTCCTGTTCCGGTGCCTCGAAGGCGGCCAGTTGCGCGGTCAGGTCGATAATGGTTTCAGTCTTTTCAGCCAGCAACGCCTGCAACTCACCATTAGCTTTATCCCGCTCTTCCAGTTGCGCGGTCAGGCTGTCGATTTGGGTCTGAAACTCTTTCACGTCAGCGCTGGGTTTTGCTTTGCCAGTCACATCTGAGTGGGCAGCGACAAACCAGTGATCCGCGATTTTATCGTCAACGGTATGTTCACCAACTTCAAAGCGCTGGCTGGCACCGTCTTCAAAGCTGAATGTGAATGGGGTATGAACCCGGATAATTTTCTTTGACATGTATTACTCCTGAAGGCCCCTTTCGGGGCCGGATTCGTCAGATGCCGTCAACGTATGCCATAGTTTCCGGGTACGGTGATTCAACAGCGCCCAGCTTGCCGTAATAGGTGGTGAGCTGGTAAATGCCGCGATACTGAATAGGCACACTCAGCAATGGCACCATCGGGAAACGCACGTATTTTTTGTCGTTGGTGTAAGCCACCATACGATCGGTACCGCCCACGCCAGCACCTTTCAGCCACTTCACCGCGCGGATATTCAGCGGCACGCCATTCTGGTGATAAGCAATGGTGTTTTCACGCAGGTAGCTCAACAGGGACTGGTTACCAGCGGTCGATACGATGATGCTCGAAAGCAGCGCGAACTGCTCAGGAGGCAACAGCAGATCACGCGGCACCAGCGTATAACCCGTTGCAGCCCAGGCATCTGAAAGCACTTTGTTGATGGAGGCGCGGATTTCGTCAGGAGTTGACGTAGCCCAGGTCTTTGCGGCATTGGTCACTGAGGCACCAGCATAGTTTGTCAGGCCTTTAACACCAAGCTGAGTATCGCCACGATAAACCTGCTCATCGGTATCCATGTTCCATTTGAGCTGCATCCCATCGTACTTCTGGGTATCGATCGGGCGACCAACTTTTGCAGCCGCTGCCAGTTCGACAACGGTCCAGCCCAGCTCCATGCCCCACAGGGTCAGCGGGAAGCCGGTTTTAGCGATATCGACGTTCGGGCCAGCGATAGCGGTGGAGTCTTTGCCGATCCAGTTCTTACCGTTCGGGTTCGGTGTGCCTGCTGCAGCAAAGGTGGAGTTGGTGAAAGAGCTGATGTCATCGGCGATGGAAACGTCTTCGCGCAACTGAATATCGCGCGACCACGTATACCCCACCAGTGGCATATTCAATTCCTGGTCGAGGCGCTCAAGTTCGCCAACCAGGAAAGCGCCAGTACCGTCAACGGTGGCTTGGTCAAAAGTTAACATATGTAGCGATTCCCTTAGATGTTATATGCGATTTCAGCGTTGCCGTCGGCATCGCCTGCGCCAGTGAAAGTTGCGTTTGGCAGAACCACCGTTTCGCCCGTGATAGCGGCGCCCAGAATTGCGCCCAGCGGGCTTGTTTCTGTCGGATTGGCATTTCGAACGTAAACCGGCGCACCCTTTTTCAGATTCACAGCGGTGCTACCGATGTTCACGGTCATATAGCCGCGCTTCAGCACATCGCCGGTGAAGTTTTTACCGGTGCCTACCTGGCGAACCATGTCAGGTGTTGAGGTGGTCGGGTAAGGACGCACGTACAGACCGGTAATCACTGTTGCCGCATCAGATGCAGCCAGCGGAATAAATTTGCCGTCGGCACTGTCTTTACCTGCCAGGCCGTAAGCACTGAAAGTGTTGGCTGCATTGAGGATCACCGGCTCGGTGGTCAAATCCTGCGGGCGTGAGATAGCCCCGGCGATGCCTACAGGCATCCGGTAGAGTAATGAAGGCATTGGTTATCCCTTATTTATTCCAGTGGGCGGCGTATGCCTTGTTCAGGGCTGCCGGAGAGTTTTTGTTAGAAGCGTCGTAGAAGGTAGAACGCCCGGTTGAGGCCGGAACGTTGTTGCGCGCTTTTGCGATTTCACTGGCCGACACAAATACCGCATCCAGTGTTGCCTTAGGCATTGCTGCAAAGTCCGGAGACGTGCCCACCAGCGGAGCAAGCAGCGCCTGACCTTCCGGCGTTTTGAATGCTGCGTCCATGGTGGCGCGCTTGAATGCCGCCAGCTTGCCACCTTCAGGCAGCTTCACGCCCGGCAGGATGAGTTCCGCTCGCGCCACAACGCCCTGGTGATAAGCGGCATCGGTGGTAGCGCGGGTTTTCTCTTCCTTCTCGTCAGGATCGTCGCTGTCGGTGGTGGTCGTTGACGCCGGGTTGAGCAGTTGCTGAACCAGAATCGCCAGCGCATCGACCTTGGCTTCAAGCTCGCTGGTTGTTTGTGCGCCGCCTTCTCCTTCATCGGTCGTCAGGCCGCCGAGTTCTTTATTCGGTGGTAGTGGCTGCGCCGGGTTGATCGTGATATTGAGCGCGCGTGGCAAGTCCAGTTCCGGCTCAATCAGTTCTGCGGGGGCATTCTCAACAAGGTCTTCCATAGTGGCGGAGTCCTTGGTTTTAATTGCCCGTTTCAGCTGGGTAAGCCAGCCCTGTTTTGTTTTTGCCATTGTATTGCTATCTCCAATTGAACAGCGAATTCCTGCGCGACCATTGGGGACGCCCGCACAGTGGTTACCGATAATTGAGTGCTGCCGCGCCTGACCCGGTCCCTGCTGTTCGTAGTCGGCGTCGTAGCCCATTGATATCTGCTCAAGGCCGTCCATTACCTGCTGGATAGCCTCGGCAGTTTTGATGTGAATATCGCCAAGCATTAAGTCCGACTGGTCGCCGGTGCCGCGCCGGACGTTCTGGATATGCCCGTGTGCGTACTCCTTCCAGTTTCCAGGATTGACCATGTCTTTCGGATGCCCAAGCGTAAAGGCCATGCCTTCGAAAGAAGCCAGCGTTTCAGGTCGAAAGACTTCGTCCGCATCGCGGGTGACGACGATCTCGCCATCCTCATCACCGATTAAGCCTTCCAGCTCGCTCTCGTCGTAAACCTGCGCGCCGGTACGTGCTATCGGGACGTCTTTGCACAGCAGCGAGCCATCGGCCATCTCAAAGCGAGTGTTGCCGAGGCGCGTAGTGAAGAAGTATTGCATTGTCAGACCTTAGCCAGCTTTCTGGTCACTTCCTTGAGCATCCGAACATTGCCACGTCCATTGACCGTCAATTTTGAAAGACGACCAATCTTTAACAGTTCAGCACTCATACCGCAGGCCTTAACTACCGTGCGAGAGATGTCTCCCTTCACTTCACGGGTAACAGATATATTTTTCATGTTTAATCCTCGGGGACGACAACTTCGCAGTAGCAGCGGCAGTTGGGAAACTGACCGGCGTGTCCGGTCATACCATCAAGCGTGGGCGGCTTTGCCCAGTCGACATACTGACCTTCCATCTGCCTGTGGGAGTGACGCACGTCGCTGTCATCGGCGGTGCGCCAGATATAGCCGCGCGAGCCGATGGCGGTTGAGCGCGCCTGCGTGATTGCAGTAGACGCCCGGCCAACCTCAGTTCGGGCAATGGTGCGCGCCCGCGCCTCAGTCACTTCGCCGGTGCGCATGATTTCCTGCTTCAGCGTGCTGGAGCGCTTGCCTGACACCACGGCCTCAATCGCCTGGTTGTGGATGTCGTAAACGCGATCGGCAGCCTGTAATGGCAGTGATTTGAACAGTTTCACCTGCTCATCGATGATGCTGCGGGTTACCTGTCCCTGACTGCCAGCCATCAGGTCACGCAAACCAGCAGAGATTTGCCAGGAGCGCTCGCGCCACATCGCATCGTCGGCAATCTCCAGCGTGCTGATGAGTCGCTTCGATACTGCTTCAGACCATGGTTCTATCAGGTCGGCGTAGCGTTCCAGCCGGTCCATGATGTCGGTAACGCTATCGTTTGAACCATCGTACGAACCCTCGACGATTGCTCCCACCGTACGCGCTATCTGTCGTAGCTGTGTTCCCAGTTGCCTCTCGGCGCGCCTCAGGTTCGGTGGTTTCGACGTTATCGAGGTCGGCTTCCGTCGGCGCCGGGATGTCACTGGCATTATCAATGTCCTCGTCGCTGATAGTTCCGCCCAGGCCTGTTACGCGGGCCGTCTCCTGAAGATGCTGCGCACCGGCTTTCTCGGTCATCAGTCCTGCATCTACTGCTTTAACCGTCGCATCAACAACTTTATTGGCCGTTTCCGCGCGTTCACTATCTGGTGTTTGCCACAGTTCGTTAAATTCGAAGGTGAAGTCATCCGGTAACGGCTGAGCAAACAGGCTCATGTGCAGCACCTCGAACAACTTGCGGATCGGACGGCGTAGTTTTCGCTCCTGCTGGGTCGACACGTTGTCGTAGTAGTTAGCCAGGTCGGTGTCGCCGGTTGAGAACCCGGCAGGAGACTGACCAAACAGGCGAACCAGAGGGATTCCGAACGCGCCGGAAACCTGCTGGCCGAACTGTGCGAGCACGTCGCTAAGACCCGCATACGAATAGGTGTGCGCCTCAAACTTATCTTTGGCGTCCATGATCGTCATGCCTTCGTTGCTCTGGTACTGGCGGATCATATCCATGTGGGACATCAGTGCCTTGAACGCCGGGTTATCCTTTCCCATCGCCAGAAGCTGTCGAAGCCCTTCGATGCTGTAGGTACGCAAGTGCGCTTTGTAAATAAGCTGGGCCACGCCCTGCGTTGTGCTGTCGAATGCCAGCAGGCGATCGAAACAGCGCTCAATAACCGACATGCCCCAGTCGTTTTCGGTCAGTCGCTGCTGATATGGCAGCGGGATGCCATCGAAGCGGATTAGCCTGGAATGGTGAATTCGCCACGGCGGGATGCCGGTGGCAGACGTCACAACGCGGTAAAACTCTGGCATGCCAAAATCTGGCCCCAGCTCGGTCACGCGCCGTTCCGTGGTTGCATTCAGCATCCAGCGATCCATCACCATGACACCTTTGAAAGCGCCTGGTGCGATGGTGTCGATGCGCAATGGCGTTGAGTAGTTCTGGCCCTCAATGAGGATGACGCCCACAGCGCCACCATAAAGCCGCGCCCACTTCAGCGTATCGTTGATCGCCTCCCATAACGCCATCTCATCCCAGGCGTTATCGAGCTGCTTCTTGCGCCCATCTTCCAGTTTGGAGGTGATGGTTACGCCCTTGCGGGTCATATCATCAGGAATGGCATCAACACCTGCGCCCACCAGCCAGGAAGACCGGTAAGCCTGTTCAATCAGCAGGCGGTTGCGTGACGTCCAGTTATTTTTGTACGTCCCTGCGCCTGACTGGTTTGATTCGTTAAGCCCTAAGCGGGCAATGAAGTTTTCATAGCTGTCACGCGTCGGTACAGGCTGCGACACGCTTTGTGTTTCGGACATGTTCAGCCTCTGCCAAGTTGCGCCCATGTGCCAAGGCTGTCCGAGCTGGTTATGTACCCATCCAGCCCGTAGCGTATGGCGTCTATGCAGTGGTTATGTGCGTCCACAATGACCGGGAGTATTTCATTGGTCTTTTTGTCGACTTTGTAGGAGTAGAGCCGGAATTCATCGGCGGTGTGCTTGCAGCGCTCATGGATGATGATCTCTTCAAACCCTTTCAGGTAGGTGATCCCGTCCTCCACGCTGCCTTTCCACTTTGCGGCCGCTTCGATACTGAAGCCCTGTCTGCCAATGTGACTGATTGTCTCAGGGCGGGCGTTATCGGCTTTGATAGGCCAGCGCCGTGATTCCGGTACTGAGTCGTAAAACTGAGCCATTTCGTCCAGTTCCACGCCGACACCGTATGCCTCATATTCGATATAAAGCCGGGTGCCCAGCATGAACATGCGGATTAGTGTGCTCGGGTCATTGGCGAAACCGAAGTCAGCACCAAAGAACAGACGATCGGCCTGTTGCCAGAGGTCATCAGGAAACGCTTCAACCTTATAGCGCCGCTTGAATATGACCGCTTCGGAAATGGATTTAGGCTTTCCAAGCCAGATATGTTCGTACGCCTCGTAATCAACCCGTTTGCAGTACTCCATTTCTTTGCGGAGCGTTTCCGGCAAATATGGGTTGTCGTAGTAGTTCACCTCTACCGTGATGCAGTCATCAGGCGGGTTAACCACGAAGCGCTGATAGGTCGGGTCTTTCTCTTCGCCGGGGTTGAATGAAACCCATATCTCCGAGCCTTCTTTACGGATGGTTGGGATCAGTATGTCCCACGAATCAGTAGACACAGACTGTGCCTCTTCCACCCAGCAAATATCCACGCCCTCGGTCGACTTGATTCCCAGCGGATCGAAGCGCAGCCCCTTAAAAAGAAACTCACTGCCAGAAGCACTGGTAATCGTCTCGTTAGTGATGCGGAACCACGGGTTAAGCCCGAGCATTTCAATCTGGTCTTTCAGTAGCTTATGCACTGAATCCTTAATCGAATTTTGCACCTCACGGGTACAGAGAACGCGGAGCTTTTTGGATGCGGCCATGATGACCAGTGCGCGGGCGATGCCCCATGATTTAGCGCCGCCACGGCCACCGTGGAATACCTTGTAGCGAATGGGTTTGAATAACGGTGCGAATTTTGGTGCGAACTTAAGCGCCTTTGTCTCCGTTCTCATCGCTACTGTCATTTTCACTTCCAAACGTCACATTGAAAATTGGCACAGCAAGAGCCTGACCGTTTGGACCCTCAAGGCCATGATCAATCTTGTCGCGCCATTTTTTACTTTGACGATTCTTGAGCCAGAATATGGCTGCGGTTGTATCGGGGGGATAGCGCTTAATCGTTGGGGTGATGACAATGGTGCCATCTACTGCACGAATGTCATCCTCAGGATGCTCATATCCGGTGGCGCGGTGAAATAATTTTGCTGCCACTTCGCCATCCGCAACGCCCTTACCCTTTTTTATGGACTCGCAAAACTCTTCATGGGCAATCTTCCATCTATTGATGGTTGCCTCATCCACCTCGAAGAAGTCCGCTAATTCTGCGTCAGTGTAACCAAGCAAACACAGCTTGCGGGCCTGCTCGGCGTACGCCTTCTGGTACTTGGTTGGACGCCCCATAATTAATCCTTATCGAATGTCACTTTTGTTTTAACCAGTCGACGAATTAACCGGGCAGCTTCTCGTTCAATCTCTTCGATGACAGCTGGCGTCGCTGGCTTGCCTGCAAACTTGCGCTCAACATCAGCCAGCACTGCGTCGACATCTTTGTTTTCCGGGGGAGTGATTTCTACCTTAAGGCGAGCCATTTAGAATTATTCACTGGTTTGGGTTGATACATGCCCGGCAAATTCGAAACTTGCGAACAGATAAACTTATATAAATCTCTGTTAAGGCCACCTCAAAGATGACCTTTGCAGAATTTTATAAAGTCAGTTAAGACACTGCGTGTTGATGTAGTCCTGCAAATACTTCAGGGCTTTCTGGTCGCGGATGATTCCGGATCGGATACCGAGAACGTTTCGTCCAGCAAGGTCAGAGAGTTCGACGGTTCCTGCATCGCCCACGCTGCCGGTGGAGGTGGTGTAGTCCTGAGCGGGACATTTACCTTTGACACGCACCCGGCCACCATTATCGAGACGCTTACGCAGAGCATCATTTTCAGCATTCGCATCGGCAAGCTCCTTTGTATATTTAGCGTCGAGTGCCGCGTTGTCTCGCTGGCGCACTGTCATGTCGGCTATGGTGGCGTTCGCGAGATTCAACCTTTCAGTGGCCTTATCGCGCTGCTCTTTGTAGGTGACGGCATTATCGCGATAGTGATTAACCGCCCAGACCAGAGCACCAAGAACAGCTGTGAGCAAAAGCGGAAGCCAAAGCTTTTTCAGCACCGTAGTAACTTCAGCGAGTGAAATCATGATTTCGCTTCCACAACGAAACCACCTGCCTCCCGGAATTTCTTCAGGAGGTCTTCGATTTTGTGCTCATACTGACCGTAGCCCGCGCCAGGCAGCGATGCCCAGATATTGCTGCAACGGTCAATCGCCTGGCGGATATTGCCGTTGTCGATCAACTCCAGCGCGCGACGCTCTTTAATCTGCTGGAGCGCCACAGCGTCCTGGCTGGCTGGTGAGAAGTCTTTCAGACCAAGTTGTTTGCGGTATGCATCCCAGTAACGGGCCAGTAGTTGATAGCGACCGGCTGCCGTGGACTTAATCTTCAGGCGCGGGAGGTCGATTAACTGGCGGGGATGGTCGGCATAACTGGTAAAGAGCGATCCGCCTACAATCACGTTGTAGCCGTTATCAGATACTTTCAGCAGTTTGTCACCGATTTCAGACCAGGCCAGCATGTCCAGGAAGGCTTTGCGTTGCTTATTGATTGCCTGCATTGGCGTCTCCTGCCTTGCTGAGAAACCGGGCTTCCAGCGCCTTAATCAACGCCGGGCCAGACCATCCCGCCAGACCACATATACCGCCAGTGACTTCCAGCGGCCACATGTAATGCAGGCCGGCCATAATCATCAGCGAGCCAGCAAATATCGAAACGATGACCTGTAACAGCAATACCAGCCAGCTGAATCGCTCGCCTTTGATTACCCGGTTGGCGTAACTGGCAATCGCGCCGAGCGTCGTCATTAGCAGGGCGACCAGCATCGACAGCAGGTCAGGTTGGTTTTTCCATGGCATAGGCATATCTCTCACCTCCGGACGAATGGTCGGGGTGCTGTGTGTATGAGGTTCAGGCCACGGACACGATGCGACAGAGCGATGAGGGTATGATTGTCCGGGCCTGAAAATAAAAACCCCGGCATTAGCCAGGGTAAGAAATGTTCTGTTTCGAGTTGCTTTGATGAGCCGAACGAGGGAGTTATTCGGCTCATGTTTTGATGCGAATAAGGCAATAAAAAAGCCACCGGAATTAACCAGTGGCTTGAATTTTTGGTGATGGCTCAAGTCGCGTTTTGGCTGTCGCCACACAATTCAGCTTTTGGGCTTTCGATGTCCCCGATTCATGAGCGCTGTCATCTTGCACTTCATCACCCCGCTCTTCGCTTTACGCTCCCGAGCATATATGGAATTTACTACTTCCATTTCCCGAAATCAATAAATTTACAAAATATTTCCAGTTATGCAGCCATTTGAAGAATTTCTTTCTCCATTTCACGATTCATTGCGTAAAACATTTCTGACTCCAGAACTTTCTCGCACCAAACAACTCGCTTACGGCAGTACTGAATATCAGCTCCTGTCGTTGAGCTAATCATCCTGGCAATGTCTTGCGTGCACTTGCGCTCGCAATATTGCTTAATAGCTACATCGCGAACGGGGCTTTCCCTGTGAAACGTTTTGACCATTACACGCTCAACAAAAGCGGCATCATCTGATTCTTTGGCGAGAGCGATGATGTTGCTTACTGAGGACTGAGGGATGATTATTTCACGGGCTTTTCGGTAAAGGTTATCGCCGCGAAGCCCATCTTCCTCATAAAGCCGCATGACAACGTCCTCAATTTGCTTTGCCTTGTCATCACTCCACTGGCTACGAATCATCAGCCTGCCGATTACGTTAATCGCCCCACCCGGTGAATCATCCCCGGCGTTAACCTTCCCCCACACCTGAAGCATGTAGTGTACCCACGCTTTTTGTCGTGAGTTGATGGTTTTCTTTGGGTGCTTCCATACGCGCCGGAAATGGGCGTCTTCTGCAAAATTAATCATGTTGAAAACTGGTGATAGTCTTCTCATGCTGCATCGCCCCCATCCGGATTAATGCCAAGGTTCTTCTGCAAATCCCTTTCAAGGCGCTCCAGCCCATCCATTACCTTTCGGAGGTTCTCCTTCTGGTGTCGGATGCTTTCCAGCATCTCCCGGTCTTTGTGGCGCTGCTGTGCTGAGTTGAGATTGATTACATCAGGCATGATTTATCCCCCTGCACCTGGACGATTGTCAGGTTCCCGCAGAACACGGCACCGGTATCGATATAGAGTTGATTGGCGAATTTATAAGGCTTGCGGGCTGGCGTGTGACCGAAAATGAACAGGTCGGCACCGGATATTTCACGCGTAATCCCATCCATAGAATTGCTGATTCTTTCCCTGTTCCAGATAACCATTTCAGTTTCGATTTGCTTGCCAAACTGGTATTCATCAGACGGATAATCAGCGTGGCAAACCACGACTGTTTTACCGTTAGTGGATAGCTCGATAATCAGCGGCAATTCTGCGGCTTTATGGGCCAGCGCTTTCGCCAGAACTTCTTTGTCATAGTCGAGATTGAAAAACCATCCGCCACCATTGCAGAGCCAGTGATTTACGTTCCCGTATTCACTCAGCCCGTCAATCATCATCTGTTCATGGTTTCCACGTACCGCCCTGAACCACGGCTGAGTAATCAGGTCGAGGCATTCAACATTTTCCGCCCCACGGTCTACCAGATCGCCAACTGAAATAATCAGGTCTTGCGCCGGATCGAACTGCAAAGAGTCGAGCTGTCCCATCAGATTTGAGTAGCAGCCATGCAGATCGCCAACAACCCATATATTTCGGTAATTGCTTCCGTCTATTAGTTCGTAGATGTTCACGCCGCCTCCCGGATTAACTGGTCATCAGTCAGGTACAGGCCGCCAAAGCTGTAGCGGATGCCTTCACGGATGTTCTCCAGCGTTGCGTATGGGAAGTAGTCGAGATAAAACTCAGCCGCCCGGTCAGCTTCGCTAAGTAACTGATCGGCACCTTGCGGACGGATAACAAAAATGACGCCCTGAAAGATTGCTGCGGTTTCACATGGGTAGTGGATTTTGTTCACGATGAAGCCTCCTCGCTCGGGCGGGCACTGGTCATCAGCACGCCGTTAATAACTGCGTGACGCTGGGCGTTGATGTCTCCGGTGTACTTCCTTACGGTATCGCGGTGGCATGAAAGCTTGCGGGCTACCTCGGTCAGGTTGCCGTTGCAGGCCTGAAGTAAGCGAGGAACTGTCTGAACGATAATCATGCTGCTTCCTCCCGGTTGTTACGCAGGTCTTTCAGCTTCTGCTGAAACTCTCCATATTTGGGGGTGTAGACTTTGGTCTTCTTGTTGCAGTGTGTGATGCGATCACTAAAAAGCGCTTGCTCTACCGTCATTCCTTTTTTAAGGCGGACAAGTATTGTGTTACCTGCAATTTTCACGCGAGGGTCTCTTGACCATTCGGCTGGGGTTTTGGTCTCTCCGTTATAGCTAATGGCGTGGCAGGATTTACGCGTATGGGATGGGATGTGAACTCTGGACCGCATTACGTTGCATGCGTTACATAAAACTCTGAGATTGCGGTCTTCATTGTTATTGACCACTTCGTCTTTATGATCGATGTGGACTGTATTCCAGTTGACTTCTTTTCCGCATAACTCACATGGTGGCAAGCGATCGCCATACTTGGCGTAAATAACTTTGCGATGTTCATATACAAACCCATTTTTCATTGCTAAAGGGTGTTCAGGGTCTCTGGACATCACATATCCCTTTGCGTTTCTGGTGAAGGGTTTATGCTTTCCATGTCTCGTTAACTCATATGTTCCATAGCGCATCATGCGAAAATAATGTTTCTGGCAAACCTGCTGTTCGACGTATCTACAATCACGGTCGCAATCTTCAACTTTGCACTTCATATTTCCTCCAGTGCGTCTGTGATTAACGGAAGACGCCCGCATAACTCAGTCACCACCAGAACCAGCATTCCGCCCTTAATCGCCTGACAGCGCTTAAGTCGCATATCGTCTATCTGACCGTCATCCAGCCAGAAGCCCGCACTGGTGAGTGCGTCAAAAACGGCTTTGGGCAGGTTGTCCAAATCACGTTTGCGGTTATCAGGGGGTGCTGCGTGGATGGTGATTCTGATTCGAGGGGTTATTTTGATGTCTAGCTGATGCTGTTGAATTATCTGAATTACTTCTTGTCGGTATCGTTTTCCCCAGTCGCTGATGTAGTGAATGCCTCTTGAGTGTCGCCAGTACCGGTTATTGCTTGGCGGCCATGGCAACTTTATCCGGTATTCGTTCATGTGCGTATAAGCCCCTCCTTGAGCCAGATAACCTGAGTCCTAGCCATCCCCTCAAGGGCGCACTCTTTGGCGTACTCAGCATCAACTACGCGTGTTCTGCGGTCGATTTCGTCATGACAAGCCGAACATGCAATGGTTGCTATCAGGTCTGGCGGCTTAATGCCCACACCACATATTCCTGCAAGCCTGATGTGTGCCAGCACAGAGGTTTCAGCGTTGTGATTGCAGATACCAGGAATTCGTACCTGGCATTCCCGGCCACGCGCCGCTTTTTTCAGGTCACTCATCTTCCTCATCTCCTGCCAAATATCCGTTGGGGTCGCGATATACCACGCTCTCCAGAGCACAGGATTCGCAACAGTAGGTTTCGTCTTCAGCTAATGGATTAGTGCAGCTACAGCAGTAACCAGCGCGGGTAATGGATTGCTGTTCGTAATGGTGGGAGGATTCAGGAGTTAGCATGGCTGGAGTCCTGCATCATGAGGTAGACGATTGCTACAGCACGAAGCGGGTTTCGATGCGTGGCGCTGATGCCCGATTCATGCGATGCCTGCCATATGGTCTTGCCTGATGGAGCGAGGCCAATCCGATGTTTCTTCATTGCTGAGAAAAGTTCGTCAGCCCGACGCAGCGGAAAATAACCAGTGTCCTGCACTGTGTTTAACCAGTTCCATGACAACTTAGCGCCGGTCTGGTCATACGGGTGAATGGTGGCGCTGTACTTCGGCTTCAGAAAATAAGCCAGGCGGACGCTTATCTCTCCGTCGCTCAGCTTCGAATAATCAATCATGTTTCCTCCGTGCACGCTCGCGCAGCCAGCGGATATCCGCCAGGTGAGAGGTGTAGTTGAAAGTTAATATTTGTGATGGTGGTAGTTCTGGCTTGCGTTTAGTGCGGGTGGTGACGCGGAAAATCATATTGTCTATCGCGATTTGGGTAATGCTTCGTCGTCGTGTCATGCGACCACCTTAAGCGTTGCTGGTCTCATTCTTTTTCTGCCGTATTCCATCAGCGTATCGCGATCAACAGTTGTCATTCGGCAATCGCCAGCGCGTGGGTATGGATGCCAGATAACCAGCATTTGGCCTTTGTTATTCCCTGACACCGGTTTGCCAGTTGATGCGCTCAGGAATACCAACCGCCCGCCAGTAATAAACCTTACCTCGTGCGCCGTCTTAATCGCCTCGAGAAACCAGCCAACCGAACAGTCGGCGTTGAGTAGCATCACTACACCGGTCCAGTTATCTGCATTCTCCTGAGCAGCCTTTTTCACGAATGGCATAGGTTTGCTGTACGGCGGATTAAGCCAGGCATATCCGGGAATATCCGGCATTACCGCTTTCCAGTCAGTTGCCAGAGTGTCTTGCATTTCCGTGATGTAACTTCTGCATAGCGCGTTTTCTTTTGACGCTGCGGCATCCAGCACAAAGCAGAACTCAGCATTCAGTGCGTGAAATATTTCAGGTGGGGTGCGCCATCTGTCTTTGTCTTCTGGCGGGGTATTTGATTTGTCGGTCATCGTAACCTCAGAAAAAGGCGTATAGCTGATTCAGCACGTTCTGGTCGGTAGTACGACCAAAGACATGCTTTATCGCTGCGTTAATCATGGCGTTGTAACAGCGCTCGAATTCATCGGCTTCCATGCTGGCGTAAGACAGGCTCTTTGCTTCTGTCCTCACTTCACCGTTCAGCCTCACCGTCTGCTCGTAGAATCCCGCCAGTATCGTCAGGTCTTTGCGGAACCTGTCGAATTGCGTGGCTTCGTCCATATGCTCTAACCCGGCACGATTAGCGCACCAGTGCTGGAAGCAGAAGTTGAAGAAGGCGAACATCTTGCGGTGAAAAGCGGGCTGTCTGGTTAACTTGAATTCGGCTGTGTACATCTCGCCGTTTTTGAACTTGGTCAGGCGGGGTAAATCATGCTCAAACGCCGGGGCGAATACTCCCCCTGCCGTCTTTATCATCTCGATTTGCATCCTTCACTCTCCCACCTCCATCAGCTCATCGGGAGTGTCTACCTTATCGCCAAGCTTTGCAGATATCGATTCCGTGCAGGCTTTCCATGCAGACCACATGTATGAATATACCTGGATGGAGTAACCACCGCTTAGAGTGCGTTGTTTTTTCAAGTATCCCCAAGGCAATGCACATGACTCCTCAACCCAATATTCAAACTCTTCGCGGCTATTACCGCTAAGCTCTGATGTTTTTACTTTCACGATTGCACCTCCTGACACTGGCAACCAATCATAATTGGCTCCCCCCATGGGTAGACGCCACCGCTATCTTCCATTCCGGTTCCGTTGCATCTCTCGCATTTTCCATGCTTTTGATTAATGCTATTTTCATACGTAGTTAACGCCGGGTCTTGCGACTCAGGCAGTCGAATGAAGCCCATCTCCACGCCATTTAGAATGAACTGACGACGCTCTTCTGAGGTATCCATAATCTGTTTCGTCGCAACTTCGATACGGTCAGCCCAGCCGGGTATAATGTGTTTCCCACCATACTCATCTGCCTTTGGGTTGTAGGTGCGCATTTCTTCGAGAATTTGGCTCAAGTCATACATGTCATATTTTTTTGGCATATCTCTATCCTCAAATAAAAAGGCCACTGTGTAAGTGGCCCTGTCAGAATCCGCCTTTGCGGTTTCGTGGTTTTTCTTCCAGCTCGCGTCGCTTGTTTTCCGCAGCTACCTGGTCGGTGTCGTAGATTGATCCATTGCGCTGTTCGCAATAGACCACACCAGAATTGCCATGGCGATTAAGGCGAAGCAAAAGCTCTGTATCACTTTGGTTGGCGTTTTCGTCATAAGCCCCTTCCCTGTAAATCCCAAGCCAGTAGTCGCAGTCCTGTTCAATCTGTCCGGTATCACGCGAGTCACTTGGCAGTGGGCGTTTGTTTGTCCGTTTCTCCAGATCACGGTTCAGTTGCGTGAGTAACACAACAACGCAATCCAGTTCCTTGGCGAGGTTCTTTAAACCTTTCGTGATCATCCCGTAAGCAAGATCGTTACGGTCGGCTTTTTCAGCCGTCATAAGCGTCAGGTAATCAACCAGCACCATGCCAACCTTCCCTTTTTCGCGCTTAATTCTGCGGGACTCAGAGACGATGTGAGACAGAGAGGCGCCGGGGGTATCGTCAATGAACAGGTTTCCACTTTCTGCCATTTGCATAGCCCTGGCGTTTGCGTGTGAAAACTCAGACTGATTATCAGCACCGCGGTAGAAAATATCGGTGTTACAGCCAGATAATTGCCCAACCATACGTTCAAGGATCTGCTTATCAGGCATTTCAAGACTGAAAAGAACAGCCGGTAGGTCTTCACTGATGGCACAGTTGATAGCCAGCTGACTGTACAGCGTCGTTTTACCCATTTTGGGACGGGCACCGATTACCAGTAGCGAGCCACGCACCAGTCCTTTTGGCTGTAGCATTTCATCCAGTGAGGCAATCCCTGTTGATAACCCCCTTGCACGTTGCCGTGGATCGAATCTCCCTTCCAGTTCTGTTACCCAATCCTCCATCACTTCCATGAACGGTCGGGCACCGCGGCGGATTCCTGTTCTGCCATGCTCAGCCATATGCGTAAAAATCGCCTGGATGGCTTCATATTTCTGTGCGGCCGTCATTCCATTGCGGGCATAAAACAGCTCTGTTGCCTCGGTCATTCGCTGAATTCCGTAGCGCTCCATGGCTGCTTCGCGTACCGAAATGGCATAGGCGACTGAGTTAGCTGCGCTGGGCATCACCTTGGTTAGCTCAGAAAGATATGCAAAGCCGCCAACCTGAGACGCCAGGCCTTTGCTTTCCAGTGCGTCGTAAAGCGTCAGCCCATCCACAGGCTTGTTCTCCCTGTACATCTGCCGCATTTCTTCGAAAATTACCTGGTGGGCGCGGCTGTAGAATGACTCCGGCTTCAGGATGGAAAGAACTTTCTGGACCCGCTCGCTGCTGTCGTCGTCAATCAGGAGGCTGCCAAGAACGCTTTGCTCTGCTTCAAGGTTATGCGGTGGGGTAAAAATACTATCGGTCATCTTTGTCTCCTTCCCGGACTTCGATGTAGAGCTTGGCATTCAGGAAACTGTCGAATTTCATGCGTCGCCATGTCTTACCAGTTTTCTGGTCCGGGCGGTCTTCCAGCATCCAGCGGCAGTTTTCGCTGATGTATTTCAGGTATCCACGAAACCCCTCCATGTCCAGAGGCTTTCCGTCCAGTTCTCGGGCAATTTTGTTCGCCTTTCCCCAGAAGTTGCGGATCATGTTTTTCCGGTCGTCAGTGAGAGCCCTCCATCCCCTTGCCTCTGGCAGTTCGTCTTTCAGGCATTGCCAGACTTCTTCACAGGATATTTTTGCCCGGGCTGGTTTCTGCTTTTCAGCCTCTGGATTTCCGTCGCGAGTTGCACACTCATTAGGTTTACCTAATGAGTTATTAGTTAATAAATTCTTTGTGGCACTCTGTTGGCACTCTGTTGGCACAACCTCCTCTACAGACCTTTCCTGATGCGGGTTTGCGATGGCACTCTGTTGGCATTCTGTTGGCACAAAAAATTGCTGATATTCGTCATATTTAGTGACTGTCAGCAGGGTGAATTTTTTGTTCGCCAGCGTGGTGATCATGCCCATTTTCTCAAATTTGTTGAGCAGGTATTTAATCCTGTCCGGTTCAATCCCTGTCTCACGCGCCAGCGTGTTCCGGCCTGTAATAGTCTGCCCACGTCCAACAGGATATTCACCAAACTCCGTGGTGACGTTTGCAGCCTCATGGTTGACTCCCATGATGAGATGTACCCAGAGGTGTACAGCTTCGCTATCCGTCCTGTAGAACGGTAATTCACGTATTTTACGGTGCAGGAATACCAACCCCTGCCCTGATGATTGAGGCTTCTCCATGGGCTTATGAGACCCTCTGAAATCGGATATTCGGAGAACGTTACTCATGACCTTTACCTCTGAATAATTGCTTAACCCTTTCCCACTCAGCCCGGAATCGACCAGGCTGCTTGAAACCGGACAGGTAGCGATCACGAATAATGTTTTTGTGTAATTTGTCCTGGTCAGGACTGAGTGGCTTGCTCATTGTCAGCTCCTACAGGCGCATTGGCATGATGATTAACTGCGCATTACCGTAGGCGCTATTAAACTCAATCAGCGATGCCTCGGTATTTCCATTGGGCTTGATTTTTATGCCGCAAAATTTCGGGTTATAAAGTTTCGCAGCCTTTTCGATATCAGCCAGGTAGCTGGCATTGAAGCCGATCTCATCAGTGGCTTTGTTTTTGTACCCACGAATGATGCGCTGAACGTCTGGAAAACGACCATCGACTACCTTGCAAATACCAGCCGAAACGGATGCACCATTCGCATCCAGGTATGTGACGATGCCGGAATCAGTGTCGATTGAGGCGGTTTCAAACTTAGTCACCTTCGGTCCGCTGATAGTGACGATGACATGATCGTCCAGTCCTTCAGTTGTGTGCTCACCGATAAAGGCGCGATGACCGTCAGTTGAGTAAAGTTTTTTATCAGGAGCAAAACAGACGCCATTCAGGTAATAACGAACGTCGCCTTTAGCCTGAAAAATCATTGCACTCAGCAGTGCGTTTTTGCTTACTGTCAAAATCATGATATTCTCCAGTTATAGATATTGTGTTGGCGTAACACAGTGTTTTAAGCCCTAATCGAGTGACCGCTCGGTTGGGGTTTTTCATTTTTGAGGATTGATGCAACCTGACGGGCGAGATGTGCCATTTCGTCATCGACAACACCCCACTCCAGAACGGCGAGAAGCATCGAAAACTTGGGTATCCAGTCTCGTTTCCACCGGCTAATCTGCGCTTTATCCACACCTACAGCTGCGGCTGTTTTCTCAGTGCCGAGTAATGCGATTTTGTTGAGTAATGCACTCTCAATGCGGAGCGCCTCATTGCGTTTGTTTGCGTGTTCCATCGTTGATACTTCCCTTTAGTGAATAGTTAATGAGCGCACACCCATAACGGGTGACGCATAGTTGTTTATTGATTTGGGATTCGCTTTGCAGCGACGTAGGACGTCATGTCCGTTGTGAAAAGAGCGGTGATGCTTAGGCGGCTTTTGGCGGGAAAAGATCATCCAGAGAAACTTCTACGCCATGTTTTTTGAAAGCAGAGATAAAAGTTCGGCATAGGTCGATATCCATTCCACGCCGCCCTGTTTCGTAATGGCAAATTGCACCACGTGTGCAACCGACCATCTTTGCTAAATCAGACTGCGTTAGCCCAACTCGCTCACGGAAAGTGCGAATGTTGTTCATAGGGGCCCTCCTTGCCTCTAAGTATACATATCGTATTCAAACCTGCAAGAACAATATACGAATTGTGCCTCGATTAAAAGGATACGAATCGTATAATTTAAGGATGAAAATGAACTGGTACGATATCGCAAAGCAAAGGATTGATGCGCTTGGTTTGAACCAAGAAAAACTGGCTGAGCACATTGGTGTAACCAAGGGTGCTGTTAGTCATTGGCTGAATGGACGCCGCAATCCAACTCTGCAAGAAATCGGAGCCATTTTTAAATATCTCGGCGTAAAAGATGCTTCATTCAATTCAGATGGCACGTTTACCGTTGGTGAGAATGAGCAAGAGCCTGTTTTATCTAGGCAGTATGAATATCCCCTGTTTACTTCTGTGCCGGCTGGCGCGTTCTCAGAAGTTGGATCGTTTACAGAAAATGATGCAAAGGCGTGGGTAGCCACGACTAAGAAAGCCAGCAAAGACGCGTTCTGGCTTGAGGTGAAGGGTCACTCTATGACCGCACCGCAGGGAATGCGCCCCAGCTTCCCGGAAGGAATGCTTATCCTGGTAGACCCGGCTGAAGAGGTGGATGCCGGAGATTTCTGCGTAGCTGGCGTGTTTGGCGATTCCGAGGTCACATTTAAGAAATACACCTGGGATGATGGTAAGCACTGGCTGGAGCCGCTGAACCCAAGCCCGCGCTATGAGAGCATCCCGTGTAACGAGAATTGCCGCATCATCGGCAAGGTGGTTAAGGCACAGTGGCCTGAGGATATCTTTGAGTAGGGATTAGTAGTGATTTTCTCATGTACATAAGCACAGTAAGGCTTGACTTTTGTAAAATTAATCATATTTGAGTTGTTAAGCTCTGGCTTTCAGGTACACTTCAGTCAAGCTCCTATATGCGAGCTTTTGAGGAGAATAAAATGAAAATCTTACGTTGCATGGCCTACCAGCAGGATGGTGTATTTGTCGCTGCATGCTTAGACCTATCTCTTGCAGCGCAAGCAGACACTATGCGTGAAGCTATGGATAAGCTTGAAACTCAAATTAAAGATTTCCTTACTGAGGCGCTTTCTGAGCCTCAGTACGCAGAGCAACTGTTAAAAAGAAAGGCCCCACTTTCTATGTGGCTGAAGTATTGGGTGGTTGCATTTCAGGTTTTCGTGAGAAAACGCGAGCAAGCAAAGTTGTTCGCGGAACCCTGTGATTCACTTGCATAGGTGAAGTGAATGTTTCGGAAAAAATTGACGCCATTGAAGTACGAAGAGGTTATCAGGGGCTTAAAGAAGATGGGATTTGAAATGAAGCCCAAGTCCGGAACATCTCATGAACAATGGATTTTAAAAAATAGCAAAGGCAAGTGGGTGGTTACTGTAGATCAGCATCACGCTCCATTTTCCAAGGACTTGATAAAATCCATGGCAAAGCAAGCAGGAATCAAGGATAGACATTTCCACGCCTTATGTCGTGGCGATGCCACACTTGAGCAAATAGGCTTTGAAATAGTCAGCTAACCCGGCCACCGCGCCGGGTTTTTATTGCCCGTTAGTCAATCGCAGCACTTCCCTTTCGCACGATCTCTGCCGCATCCTTGTTAACCCCTTTCCCAATCACGTTACCCGTCGCTTTTCGGTACTGCTCCAGCTTTTCAACGACCGCTTCCTGCGTTATCGGCTGATTGGCGAGAGATAGCTCCATAATCGCCCGCCCCATAGCTGCAACCATCATGTTCACGCGCTCCTCGTCCAGATTCATAGCCAATCCCCGCTCAGATTTTGACCATCACAAGCTACCACAGGTGGATTGATTTGGCATTTACAAAAATAAATAGCCTTATAAATCAACAATACGTATTCATAGCATCAAAAAAGTATACATATCGTATTGCAATAAAGTTTACGATGCGTATACTGATTTCATCAGCAGGACGCTGGCGAAAACGAAACGGATGACACGCTCTTTCTACAACGGTGATGGATTCACCTACGTGGCTGCAAAGCCAATTAGTACCAAAGCGTGTGCTTTGGGATGCGACGAATTGCAGTCCATCGAGACAACCAGAAGATAAGCGCCTGGCATCGCATCACCAAAGTTCACTCAGGAGGTATCTATGTCACGCAGAACAGCATTTAACGGTTCGTCGGCAGCTCGTAGACGTGAGCGCCGCGCTCACCTTCAGAGTGAAGCCGCTATCAGTTCAGAAGTGATGCATCGCCCTACCCCGGCGCGTGTTGAGTTGCAGTGCAAGCGCAAGCCAACAATGCGGGCTGAGGTGGTGACCATCACTACACAGGTTCAGCACTATGAAGGCTCATGCTGCCTGCCAGAAGTAGCGATGTACGCAGCAGGGCATCGTAAATCAGAGCGCGTTACAGCGAGGTAGGTATGGAGAGATTTAAAAAGGCATCTATAACCATAGACGCCAGTGAAGCGGTTAATCAGCTAAACGAAATTATTGAACAGTTAAAGCCCTTTGAGGGACTTCCTGATCATATCATCAAACTTCTTCTTAGCCGCGGCAGTAGCCTGTTCGATTACGTCGTCTTTACTGATGGGTCTTCCGCACTTAGCGCAACTGACATCAACGAAGTTATTATCAAAGTCAAAATCGTCGGGACGACTGATCAGCTCACTGCCGCAATCAGGGCAGGCAATTTTTAAAGTCTGCGTACTCATAGAAAACAAATCCTTTTTGACTGTGGAAACTCCAGTCTAAGCCCTTCCTTGGCTGTGGAAAGTGAAGGAAATCACGCGCCGGGCGTGGCTAAACATCCCGGCAATCATTCAAAGGTCGCTTAGGCGGCCTTTTTTATTAGCAACGTTAACAGAGGTGAGGGATATGGAGTGGGTTAAATGTAGTGAGAAGATTCCAAACGATACTGAGTTTGTGCTTTGCATTGAAAAACGGGCAGCTTATGGCACTTACGGACAACCATTCGTTTGCTGGCACGATGGTGATGGCTGGGTGGGGAAAACAAATTATCGGCCCACTGTGACCCACTGGATGCCATTACCTGAACCGCCCACTGAGTAATTCCCGATAGCTAATTCCCTGAGTTAGCTATGTGGACCCCCTCAATCATCCCTTGATGTTTATTTGCCCGGCTTAATGTCGGGCATTTTTTTAGCTGCATCTGAGTAATGGTTAATCAGCCATTAGCCACATGCAATCACACAATCAACAGGAGCATACCCATGCAAGCACTAGCAATTGCAGGGGCGGCATCGGTTCGCCCTTTCGACCCAATTTTATCTATTCAGCATTCACGCAAACATATTTTAACTGGCGCTGACTTTAAACAACCCCGCCTTAAAAGCTGGCTTGAGCGCCTTGTCGAATTCCTGAACCAAAAGGCAATGCAGCCATGAATTACTGCCGAGACATGACAGATGAGCAATTCGCTCGCCTGATGAAAGACCTTGGTGTGCCAGTGAAATTACCCCAACCAGAAAAGGAGGAATCATGATCCCCGTAACGCCAGCAAGAACGCCGGAGCTTAGCCGGCTGAAGCGGAAATACCATGTTATCGAGGCTCTTTACTGGCGCAAGGATGGCAATAAACAAATGAAGCGCCACTGTCTGGATATGGCCCGCGTTGAGCGGATTAATAAGTGCGATTTCCTTGGCGATGAAATGCCATTCTGAGGTGAATCATGGATTTGAATAAATTAGATGAGCCTTTCAGTGCCAGTGACATTGAATGGCGAGTGCAGCAATGTGGAATTGCAAAATCTGGCCCATGGGCAATGGTTCTCGCCTATGTAACTAACCGGGCAATTATGAAACGCCTTGATGACGTTTGCGGAAAGTCTGGTTGGCGCAATGAGTACCGCGATATCCCGAACAACGGTGGGGTGGAATGCGGCATTTCCATTAAGGTTGACGGTGAATGGATAACGAAGTGGGACGCAGCTGAAAACACGCAGGTCGAAGCCGTAAAAGGTGGGCGCTCTGGTGCAATGAAACGCGCTGCTGTTCAGTGGGGGATTGGCCGGTACTTATATCAACTGGAGGAGCGATTTGCCACCTGCTCCGTTGAGCGCACTAACGGATGGAATAAAGCCTCATTCAAGGACAAGAAAACAAATCAGTACACCAATATCTGGTGGCAGGTTCCGAACCTTCCTGGTTGGGCATTACCTGCGGAATCAACTGAAAATAAATCCGACTCAGCTCAACAGGCAGATCCATCGGATCAATCAACGACACCGGAAGATGCGCTGAAAGAGTTTGGTGATAAAGCGGCGCTGGCTCAGTCAGTGGCAGAGCTTCAGGCGGCTTACAAGGATGTATGGCCCAAACTCGGCAACTCAAAAGAACATGAGGCCCGGGCGCAGGAAACCTACCGGACTCGCGGCAAAGAACTTCAACAACAAACTCAGGCGGCATAAATGGCAAGCAGAGGCGTAAACAAAGTCATCCTCGTTGGCGCACTCGGGAAAGACCCCGAGGTTCGTTATCTCCCTAACGGTGGCGCGGTGGCAAATATGACACTGGCGACGTCCGATTCATGGCGGGATAAACAAACCGGCGAGCAAAAAGAGCAAACCGAATGGCACCGCGTGGTGGTGTTCGGGAAGCTGGCGGAGGTAGCTGGCGAGTATCTGCGTAAAGGCTCGCAGGTTTACATCGAAGGCCAGTTACGCACTCGCAAATGGACAGATCAGTCTGGTCAGGAACGCTACACCACTGAAATCAACGTCCCTCAGATTGGTGGCGTAATGCAGATGTTAAGCGGGCGTCATAGCGGTGAGCAGACAGGCGGACAGCAACAATCCCGACAACCGCAACAACAGCGCCCGGCTCAATCCAGCGAGCCACCGATGAACTTCGACGATGACGCTCCGTTTTAACCATCGCCCCCTTCCCTAACCACGTTACACACGCACTCTAAATAAATAACCGGAGTCAAAAATGCTCACACCTCAGCAGGTATTAGCCTGCCTACGGCGGGATAGCCGCAACCATATTACAGAGTCATGGAGATGGATGGGTGACCTTACGGACGTGGCATCCGGCTCCGGTATTTATGAAATGTCTCTGAACGAAATAGACCCCTATTACGCAGGCTGGTCAACGCTACTGGAATATCAGTATCACATCATCCACCCGGTAACACTCAAGACCATCATGGACCAACTGGATAAGGAGCCATGGGGAGACGGGGCGCTTGGAGGCGTCGTTTACCGGCTTAAAGAAGGTTACTCATCATGATTGGTCAATCCTACAACCCTGATATATCCCCTAACGAATTAGTAGCCCGCCACAGAGTAAAGCCTATGCCAGACAAATCGGAGTTACTCAAACGCCACAGTTTTCCCGGCCCGGATGATAACCGCTACATCAGCCTGATGATTAAAGGAGCGCGGAAATGACAGATAACAATAAACATCTGGTTCGTGTCGGACACGAATTTGCGGCGGCTATGAGTGACGACACGCCGATTATCACGATTGCGAAGATGGTCACAGAGCTTGCATCGGCGCTGGACGTGCAGAGTGCGCGTAGTGATGCGCTGGCGGCTGAACTGGCTCGCTATTCAATGCCTGCCGGTGAGTCAGACCAACGCATGGCAGAGTCTCGCGCCGTTCGTCAGGCACTTGGGTTCGGGCAGGATGCTGATGACGTCGCACCGGTTGACCTGGTGGAGCGCATTAACGCGCTGGCGGCAGCACTCAAAGCGTCAGAAGCAAACGACGCTGACGCACGTTGTCATGTTGCTGAACTGGAAGAAAAGTGCGCGGCGCTGGCTGTTGATAATTCGGCGCTTAACAAGTTCATCACAGATGATTGCTGGATTTGGGATGACAAAAGTGAAGAGTATTTCGACGCTGCTGACTGTATGCCAGAAACCCCGTCCACCGACGCATTCCTGGCTGAAGTGCGGGCGCAGGGCGTGGATGAGGCAATCAATTGCATAAAAACTATGATGGTTAACACGGCGCCAGCACATCATGCGGTAGGCATGCTACACGCATTGGCCGCCCAACTTCGCGGGGGCCAGGTATGAGCAACGCAGCAATGATCATTGTCCCTACGGACATCCGCGATAAAGTTCGCGAAATCGAAACGACATATACACGATACCTCGCTGAATTCCGCATCCCTGACGACCACAAAATTATCGTCAATTTTTCAGCGGGCAAAGACAGCACCACCACGGCGACGGTGGCGCATCACCTGTTCGGAGACCGCGTCAAAAACGTTATGGCCGATACCGACAACGAGCACGAATTAACAATTGAATTTGCGAGCCGAATTCACGAACAAATCGGCTGTGCGCCGGTACAAATAGTGAAACGCAACTACGCCGAGGCAGAGTTTGAGCGCCGCCGCCAGTCGTTGCGTGACCGCTGGCCCCAGCGCCAGGCTATCCGTATGGGCGCATATCGCGGCGTTGTTATGCCGTCACTGGCAAGGGCGGACACTAAATTTGGTCAGGCATGGCAACGTACAGCTGAACGCTGGGGCATTGAGTTTGATACGCCATTATCGGCTGCGCTGTCTGTTCTGCGCCCGAGCGGAAACAGCTTTTTAGACGCTGCACTGCTGCACGGTAAATTTCCGATGATGCGCGACCGTTTCTGTACTGACGAGCTGAAAATACAGATAGCGTTTGATGCTGCAATAAAACCCCTCCTGGACGACGGCGAGGTTGTTGTGCAGTGGTCTGGAGTTCGCGCGGACGAATCATCAAAACGGGCGGGCTATGCAAGATTCGCCCGCGACGAGCGGGATCAAGATTTTCTCTACAACTTTTTGCCGATTCACAGCTGGACGGCTGCTGATGTTTTCGCACTGCACAAATATTTCGGCATCAAACCCAACCCGCTATACACGCAGGGCGCATCCCGCGTTGGCTGCATGAACTGCGTGCTGTGCACCAAAGAGGAAATTTCAGAGACCGCCGCACGCTGGCCGGAGCACATCGAAAAACACCATGCATGGGAGAAAAAAGTGAGGCTCGCTTCACGCTGGGTTCACTGGATGAGTGTCGGAACGGTCAGCCAGGCGTGGATGAAAAAATTCGATTTACCGCTTGGTCGCGCTGTTCAACTCTACGGTCTGGAGCCAGATGTTCAGCGTATTGAGTGGTCGGGGTTTTATGGTCCTCGCGGCACGATGGGCGCACCATCAGCGATGGATGTCGTCGAGTGGGCCAAGACAGGCCGCGGCGGAAAAGTTTATGATCTGGTAAAAGCCAGCCTGGACACATCCGTGTGTTCGTCACGTTACGGATTATGCGAATAGGAGCGTGCAGAATGACAATCAACGAACGCGTATCAGATGAGCGCATCGCGAATCTAATCGAAGTGCTGAGCTTTTATTCACCAGAAGATAAGCACCTGGCTAACAATGAGTCAGAGCTGGCGTCAGCGCTGCGCGAGCTACAGCAGTACCGCGCCGCCGCTGAGCCTGTTTGTCCGAAATGCGGCGGAACAGGCATGGCAGATAGCGGTGGCTTTTATCCGTGGGGAGAGCCAATTTTTATTGAATGCGACTGTCACGCAGCACCACAGTTACCGCAGCCAGCGGTGGTTCCTGATGCGATAGAAATTGATGATGACTTTGACAGCGCGTTTGAGCATGGAAAAGCAGTCGGCTGGAACGCCTACCGCGCCGCCATGCTTCAGGGTGCCGAACCTGTAAGCCAGCCTTACACGTTGCCGGCCAATGTTATCGATGCCCTGGGAAAAGCTCTACAGGCCATGTCGTTCATGGGCGATACGCTAAACGCATTGGATGCCGTATGTGAGGAGGATGTCGAGTATGTCACTCCGGCGTTTGAAGCGGTGCGAGAGGTGCTTGAGTTTGCCGAACCTGCGCAGGGCTGGATTCCGTGCGGTGAGCGGATGCCTGAATTTTACTTTTCCGTGCTAGTTACTGATGAGCACGAAGACATGGTAATTGCGTTGCCAGTTTACTTGGATGCAGGGGATAGGTGCGCATTCCAGTTGAGCAATGGCGATATCTTTATCGCCACCCACTGGATGCCGCTGCCGGCCGCACCGAAGCAGGAGGCTGAATGATGCACACCGTAGAGTTGACTAACGCGGCGCTGGTATTCACCGACGCAGCAACCGGTCAGGGTTATCTTCGCGTTCTGAACGAGTGGGAAGCCAAACTGGTTTCTGCACAGCTTACAGCGCTGGATGATGGCGAAATGAAAGCCGTCCCCGTTCACCCGTTTGAGATTCGCAAGATGAAACCGGGCGGTGAGTGATGCCTGAATCAGCAACGAATACAGCCCGCGCAATGCGGGTTTTTTATTGCCTGGAGATAATCAATGGAGACATACAGCATCACATTAGATGAGGCATGCGCCATGCTCGGCATATCCAGACCCACAGCAACAAACTGGATCAAGTCAGGAAGACTGCAGGCCACCCGCAAAGACCCCGCAAAACCAAAATCCCCCTACCTCACTACTCGCCAGGCTTGCATTGCGGCCCTCAACTCGCCGCTGCATACTGTTGCCGTGAGCGCGGGTGATGAACATAAAGAGGATCGAAAATGTCCATCTTCCGCAGAGGTGAAATATGGTACGCCTCGTACTCGCTCCCGGGCGGGAAGCGAATTAAGGAAAGCCTTGGGACTTCCGACAAGCGGCTCGCTAATGAGCTACATGACAAGCGCAAAGCTGAACTGTGGCGAGTAGAGCGGCTTGGGGATTTCCCGGATGTAACGTTTGATGATGCCTGCATGCGCTGGCTGGAAGAAAAAGCAGAGAAGAAGTCTCTCAAGGATGATCGTGGCCGCATGGCGTTCTGGCTGGCGCACTTTGAAGGAGTTCGGTTAAAGGATATCACTGAGCAAAAGATTTACTCTGCAGTCAGTCGGATGAGCAACAGGAAGCAACTGGAGATATGGAAAGCAAAAGCGGCTGCAGCGCAACGGAATGGAGTGCCGGCACCGGAATACCAGGCGACACAGGTAACCACGTCAACCAAAGCAAAACATCTGGCGCTGATGAAGGCGATCCTTCGTGCTGCAGAAAGGGAATGGAAGTGGCTGGAGAAAGCGCCGGTTATCAAAATCCCTCAGGTAAGGAATAAGCGCGTCCGGTGGCTTGAAGTGGAAGAGGCAAAAAGGCTGATTGATGAATGCCCGGAACCCCTTAAATCGGTCGTCAGGTTTGCGCTGGCAACCGGTCTAAGGCGTTCGAACATCATCAATCTGGAATGGCAACAAATCGACATGCAGCGTCGTGTTGCCTGGGTAAATCCTGAGGACAGCAAATCCAACAGAGCCATTGGGGTGGCGCTGAACGATACGGCCTGCAGGGTGCTCAGGGAGCAGATAGGCAACCACAATAAATGGGTTTTTGTCCACCTTAAATCAGGCAACCGGCCGGATGGAACAAAAACACCAGAAGTAAGGAAAATGCGTGTTGATGACGGACGTGCATGGAATGCAGCCTGTCGTCGTGCAGGGATAGAGGATTTCAGGTTTCACGACCTGAGACACACGTGGGCCAGTTGGCTGATCCAGTCCGGCGTCCCGTTGTCTGTCCTGCAGGAAATGGGAGGATGGGAGTCTATTGAAATGGTGCGGCGTTATGCGCATCTGGCACCCAACCATTTAACCGAACATGCGCGGCAAATTGACTCAATTTTGGGGGTTTGTGTCCCAAATATGTCCCACTATGAAAATCAGGAGGAATTTAAAGAGGCGTAAGTACTTGAAAACAAATGGCGCGCCCTGCAGGATTCGAACCTGCGACCCACGGCTTAGAAGGCCGTTGCTCTATCCGACTGAGCTAAGGGCGCCTGAAAGGCATTCCGCATTCAAAACCCTGTACAAAAAACAAGGCGGTGCGAAACGCGAGGAATTATACGGTGAGCACCTTACGAGTCAATGGCTTTTCCGCTGTATGCCTGCCTTTTGAGCATAAAGCGCTATTGGTGACTGACAGCAAGCCGCGCTTCTGACAAAATATCGCCATCCCCTCTCCTTTTAGACTACAGATGGAATCCTCTCTCTGATGGCAGCAAAGATTATTGACGGTAAAACGATTGCGCAGCAGGTACGGCTTGAAGTCGCGCAAAAAGTTCGGGCGCGTCTGGACGCCGGAAAACGCGCGCCGGGACTGGCGGTCATTCTGGTGGGCCAGAACCCCGCTTCGCAGATTTATGTCGGCAGCAAACGGAAAGCGTGTGAAGAAGTCGGTTTTCTCTCGCGCTCTTACGATTTGCCGGAAACCACGACCGAAGCGGAACTGCTCGCGCTGATCGACCAGCTCAACGCCGACAAGACGATTGACGGCATTTTGGTTCAACTTCCGCTGCCCGCAGGCATTGATAACGTGAAAGTGCTTGAGCGTATCGCGCCCGATAAAGACGTGGATGGATTCCACCCTTATAACGTTGGCCGCCTGTGCCAGCGTGCGCCACGCCTGCGCCCCTGTACGCCACGCGGCATTGTTACGCTGCTTGAGCGCTACAATATCGACCTTTATGGCCTGAATGCCGTGGTGATCGGTGCGTCGAATATTGTGGGCCGCCCGATGAGCATGGAACTGCTGCTTTCCGGCTGTACCACCACCGTTACCCACCGCTTCACCAAAAATCTGCGTCAGCATGTGGAGAACGCCGATCTGCTGGTCGTGGCGGTAGGCAAACCGGGCTTTATTCCCGGCGAGTGGATTAAAGAAGGTGCGATCGTGATTGATGTCGGGATCAATCGTCTGGAAAACGGTAAAGTCGTGGGCGATGTGATTTTTGAAGAAGCCGCCGCGCGCGCTTCATATATCACGCCGGTCCCTGGCGGCGTTGGCCCGATGACCGTGGCGACCCTGATTCAAAATACGCTTCAGGCCTGCGAAGAATATCATGATGTGGAGAGTGCATAA